CAAGATGTACCGGCATCTGACCACATGGCGCAAGCTGCATGACGAAGACCACAGCCTAGCCAACAGCGCGTGTGACTACGTGATTAACCTGCAACTGCAAGACATAGACCCGAGCGAGACGCTGATAGCGATGCCGAGGTACAAGGATGGCCCGCACAAGGGTAAGCGTATGGGTCTGTGCGAGGAGCGGTTCCGCGACATGAACACCAAGCAAGTGTTCGACATTCTCAAGCAAGAGAAGAAGGAGAACGGTGGCCAAGGTGATGGTGATGGCGAGGGGTTTGATGTGCACGACTGGGCCGATGCCAAGAACATGACCGATGCAGAGAAGAAGGAGTTGCTCAAGGAGGTTGACCAAGCTATACGTCAAGGCATCATGGCGCACCAAAAGATTGCGGGTACTGGAGCAGGGGGTCTTGACCGTGAACTCGAAGGGTTGTTGGAGCCCAAGGTGGATTGGCGCGAGGTGCTACGTGAGTTTGTGAAAGCCACATGCAATGCCAAGGACACGAGTAGCTGGCGCAGAGTCAATCGTCGGTTCCTGTCCACGGGTACGTACATGCCTAGCATGATTGGCGAGAAGGTTGGGCATCTTGTAGTAGGTGTTGACATGTCGGGTTCGATTGGTGCGCAAGAGCAAGCCGAGTTTCTGTCCGAGGTCAAAGCTATTGCCGAGGATGTCAACCCCGAGGTGGTGGACTTGCTGTACTGGGACTGCGAGGTGGCTAGGCACGAGGTGTATGAGGGTAGCGAGGTATCCAACATCATCCAAAGCACCAAGCCCCGAGGCGGTGGTGGCACAAGCCCAAGCTGTGTATCTGCGTACCTGAAAGAGAAGGCCATCAAGCCCGAGTGCATCATCATGTTGACCGATGGTTACGTGGGTGGTGATTGGGGTAGTGATTGGACAGCCGAGGTGCTGTGGTGCATCGTTGGGGGTAGCGATGATGTCGCGCCGAACGGGAAGACCGTCCATGTCAAGGACTAAAGCAACGGGAAAAATAGAGTGGCTTGCCGAAGTCATCGACCCGCACTACGGGTTCCCCCGATGCTATGGCGTAGTACAGCGTGGGTCTGACTATAGGTGGGAGGTGGTGTACGGCGTACCGTGGTGGAACAAGACCGAGTGCAAGAGGATGGCGACAGTGGATAGCCGCGATGCGGCTGAAGGATTTATCAAACTTTTGAAGGAGAACTGAAATGAGTATTAGTGCATCAGCGTTATTGGTTGAGTTGAACATCAGTGTGTGGCCTGCGTCGAAGATTGACCGCGAGATTACCAACAAGGTAAACAGCGATGCGGGGGCGGTACATGGTGCGTCACAGACGAAGAAGAATCTGTTTGCAGGTACTAGCCTACGCAAAGACATCTCAGACTTTGCTGCACGGGTTCGGCTGTATCACAACAAGCACACGCTGCCGTGGGCTGACAAGGGTGAGCGCATGTTACCGACTGCGTTGTTCATGGAATACAAGCAGACCATGAATGGGTTCGAGCAGACGTTCGACATGATGTGCAACAACTTCTACGTTGAGTACCCGAGGTTGGTTGCCGAAGCACCGATTGCGTTGCAGGGGCTGTACAAGGCCGAGGACTATCCAGCTATCGAAGCAGTACGAGAGAAGTTCGGGTTCCGGCGAGCAGTAAAGCCTGTGCCCGAGGCTGGTGACTTCCGACTGGACATCCCTGCGTATGACCTAGAGGAGATGAAGGCCGAGTTCATCACACAGCAGGAGACCAAGCTAGCCGAGGCGATGCGTGAGCCGTGGGACAGACTGCACAAGATGCTTGTCGGTATGTCTGAGAAGCTGACCGACCTTGAGGGTGAGGATGCGAAGAAGCGGTATCACGACACGTTGATTACCAACCCCATCGAGTTGTGTTCTCTGCTGACCAAGCTGAACGTGACGAACGACCCTGTGTTGGAGGAAGCACGTAGGCAAGTAGAGCTAACCATGATGGGGGCCGACATCGAGAGCATCAAAGAATTTGCCGACTCGCGCAGTGCGTTGAAGTCCAAGGTGGACGACATCCTCAAGAAGTTCGAGTGGTAAGAGTTAAGAGTATCAACCTAGGAGTAGACATGAACATAAACATATTTGAATTCAACAACGTGACGTTGAGCCCCGAAGTAGTTAAGCACGGCTACGCCAAGGGCAGGCTGAAAGCCCATCACTTGCTAGTCAGCACGATTACGAAGCTGGCCCCGATGTATCCGCTATGGCAGTTCGTAGTGCCGAAAGTACATATGGGCGATGAGGTGAACACGTTCGAGGTAATGACAAATGGGCAAAAGCTTGGCAGCATCACTCGCATGTACCACGGGCGGGACTACGTTGTTGCGGTTAGCAATCACCGCATAAGCGAGAGCAGGACACGGGGTAGTGAGTACAAGACCAAGGATGTGGACAAGGCCGTGCTCAAGGTCAAGAAGACATTCTTCCCGCGCAACCCGAAGGAGCGTCTAGCCGAGGCTCACGCCGAAGCCGGTAGGTTACTGAACCAACAGGAGAACGGCAAAGCACGAGCCTTAAACAACCATGAGTACAACATCAGCGCAGCAATGATGGAGTATGTCAAAGACATAGGGTATGCAGGGTTCATAGCCCATGTGCAGACGTTGGAGCCGCGTATCAGAGACAAGCTACTAGCGCACATAGAAGGCGAGAAGGAACTACGCATGGAAATAAAGTCCATCGAAGAGATTCGTCGCCAATTCGAGAAGCAAATCGCAGCTTTAATTGTGCGAGATTCGGGTAAGTACCTAGTTAGAATAGATGACAATGTACAAATTTACGATGACAATACATTGCCTGAGAGCATGAAGAGAAATCTAGGAATGCTCAAGTTAGTGGACGCTGGATTCTTCCTCAGTGGCGTAGGCTGCCGAGTGAATGATGAGGTGTTTGTCGTAGCAGCAGAAGAGAAGGAGCAAGCATGAAAATATACGGAGAAAACCTACCCAAGCACCAAATGAAAAGCTACGAAGAAATAGCGGGTGAGATGGGCATGACCCTGACACCTGAGATGCGTAAGTTTGCATGGCTTGTACACCACCATGCCCTAATCAACTTTTGGGCAAGCGCAGCGCGGCAGATGGAGTTTCAGTTGGATGTGTTGGATGGGGCTAAGGAAAAGGAGCAAGCATGAAATACATCATCGACTTCCTAACATTGTTAGGTTTGGTCTGCACCATTACCGTGGTGGGGTTCTACCTTGGCTACACAACCTATTCCCCGCCGTGCGACAGTGTGCTGGCGGTGTTCACCAAGGAGTGCAAATGATTGCTATGTACAAGCGGCTAACGACGACGCCGACCCCGTTGGAATTAGCAGCGCGAGAACTGGTGCAAGCGCAACGGGCCAAGCTCGAAGCCGAATCTGCGTTGGACTACGCCGCAAACATGGTGCAGTACAACGACGACCGAATCGTTCGATTGAAAGTACGACTAACTGAACTACAAGGAGAAAAAGCATGAAAGAGGACACAGATAAAACTTGGATAGAAGTACACGGCGGCTTTGCAAAGGACATGACCATGCGTGACCATTACGCTGGCCTTGCGATGCAGGTGCTTAAAGACAGCGTTTGGAGTTTTGAATTGCTTAGCAAACAAGCCTATGAAATGGCAGACGCAATGCTGAAAGCGAGGGAGGAGAAATGACCAACGAAGAAGCAAGCGAGAGTGTAAACACAGCCATCGTGAACAGGATGCTGCCAAAGCTGTACTCAATCATTGACCGACTGGTGGATGGGAGCCCTGACAAGGCATTGCTTATCGAGGCACGTAGGATGTTGCCGGGTAACTACAAGAACTCGTTTGAAAAACCAAAGGAGAAGATATGAACAAGCGAGACATAAAGACGGACGAAGCGTTGGCCGAGCAATGCTATGTCAACCCCTCTGAATTTGACCATAAAAAATATGCTGCCCTTATCCGAGCCGATGAGCGTGATGCGTGTGCAAAACAGCTTGATGCACTTGGCTGTGACCATTGCGCCGCCGCAATCAGAGCAAGGGGCAAGCCATGAAAGATGCAGAAGACGAAGACTTTTTCATCGACGCAGTTAATACCATCATCGGCGTGGGCTTTGTCGTCTTGCTTGTGGTTACCGTTGTTGCAGTTATGTGGGAGTTCGTAGCATGAAAGCATTGGAAGAACTCAACGCCAAGTACGGCGCGGGGGAAGTGTGTGACCGGCTGTTGCGGCTTGGTTCCGTTGTCAAGGAGTACGAGCGCAAACTAGGTAGGAAGCTAACACCGGATGATTGGAAGAACTTGGCAGCAGTTGCAGGAGGGCAATATGAAGACTGAAGAAGATGAAGCCTTTGACGACCTTGCCAAGCGGCAGGGTGCATGGGGCGGTGGGTTTAAGGCTAAACAAGCAATGGCTGCGGACAAGTACAGCGACATCGTGTCCGATGGAGGCTTAGACCCGCGCAACAAAATGGATGCACAGCCAGCGCAAGATGTGGACTATTGGATTCGTGAAGCCACGGCAGCGCGGCAAGCAGAGATGGCACTGCGCCGTGAACTTGAGGCACAGCCAGCGCAGGAGCCTGTGACTGAGAGTGAAACATTGAAGCTGGCGCTTGAGGCGTTGGAAGAGTATGCAGACCAAGAAGGCAAGACAAGGGCAGCGGACGAAGCCATCACCGCAATCAAAGCAGCCTTGGCACAGCCAGCGGACAAGTTGCAGGAAGACCTCCTCAACTACGGCACATCATGGTCGATAGATGGCAAGCGCATTGACCCGATGAGCGTGTACAAGGAGCCAGCGCACTGCCAATGCACTGCTTGCAAAGACGGAGTTATTCATGCAAGCGACTGCGCGGTGCATAACGCACCAGCGTACCCTGCGGGAAAATGTGATTGCGATGCCCGCCTGAGCAAATACGCTGAGACGCTGCTAGAAGAAAACAACATGCCTAATACACCTACTGCTAGGGCGGTATACAGAAAGATGTCGGAGCGCATTGAAGACGACGATGACATACAGGACTACAAGAAGCCGTGGGTAGGGCTGACGGATGAGGAGATTGATAAAACATACTGGCGGAGAGAGCCATTCAGAAGACCTACGCAATTTGAGTTTGCCCGCGACATTGAGCAGTTGTTGAAGGAGAAGAATGGTGTTTGAAGATGTCCACTCATGCAGCTACTACTGCCACTACCCCGAGTGCATCGAGGCACAGCGGAACGAACTGAGGGACATGCTGAAGTCGAAGGGGGAAGAACACCTTGACGCTTTCACCGATGGATGGAACTCGGCACTCAACATGGCGGCTATGCGTATCGACGACATAGAAGCTTTCGGCACAACGACTAGGGACAGTTTTGCCGTGTACATAAAGTCCCTGAAGAAGGAGTAAGCATGTTAAGTATTGAGCATCAGCAGATGCTAGTGTGGGCATCACGGCCCAAGCGCGAAGATTTCAACGTGGACAACAAGGAGCTAGACGATGTGATTGCGGCTATCCGTAGAGCAGCACCGGAGAAGTTCATCAAGGGTAACGTGATAGGGGTACGGCGGTTTTACGACGAGCCAAGAGACGAAACAGCTACCCCCCACAGCGGCTACGTGCGTTCACGTAGGTCGAGCACTTACTAGGAGAAAGAAATGAACCCAACCCAACAACCCCCAATAGAAGAACAAAGCGTAACAACGGAGGGCATAACCGCCGACTACGTTTGGTATCACTCTGAACAGATGATGCTGAAAATGGATGCATGGCAGACTTCATGGAAGGTGGACTTCAAACGAGTAATGAAGGTTATGGATGACCGCCATGCAGAGCACTTGAAAATGATTGCCGAGTTATTGCGCGAGAACAAAAACCTCAAAGAGAAGCTGAAGGAGAAGAGCGAATGACTACCGGAATTGAGTATTTGAAACCCGAAAAAAAGCGCAAAGGACGAGGCCCTAGTAAGAAGCCTACGTTGTTTGCTACGAGCTTGCGTTTACCAAGGCATGTGCTGGACTACTTCAGTGCACACCACCCGTATACAAAGCAAGCCAAAATCAGAGAAATTCTTACCGAGTACGTAACCAACCACCAAGGAGTTAGTAATGGCAATATTTAAGAACAGCATGGCGTACAAAATTCGTGCGTACATAAAACTCAACCCAAACGCAAAACCTTCAACGGTAGCTGCATATTTGGGCATACCAGCCAGTGTGGTGTACAGCACGGCATGGCGGGATAAGAAACTAGGCGCACCCAAGCGTAGGTACACAAAGAAAGCTAAGGTATCAGAAGTGGTGCAGACAATGCCCGAGGGTACGTGGAAAAGGATAGCTGTGGTTTCAAGCAACGCCCCGTTTGACTCAGCCTCTATCCCGCTGCCCATCACGATGGCAGAGCCCAAGGCAGAAGCACCCAATACAGAGGTAGACATGGTCAACAGCCCACCACATTACAAGGTAGGCGGTATCGAGGTCATCGACTTCATCCAAGCCAAGCTAACGACTGAAGAGTTCCGTGGCTACTTGCAGGGCAACGTGTTGAAGTACTCTAGCCGAGTGGGTTACAAGGGCGATGCCTCTGAGGACTTGGCTAAGCTAGTGTGGTACGCCAACAAGCTACAGGAGACCTTAGCAACCTAACATTGTTAGGGAAAACCCCAACCGCCTTCGGGCGGTTTTTTTGTTTTTGATGTTGACAAAGTCCAATACTGTGCTACATTGGGGGCCTGAAAACTACTGGAGTGTTAGATGGCATCAACGCCTGAAAGTAAGGTCAAAGCCAAAATCAAGGCCATCCTCAAAGAGCATGGGGTCTACTACGCTATGCCGATTGGCACGGGGTACGGCAATGCAGGAGTACCCGACTTCCTATGCTGCGTCAACGGTAGGTTTGTGGCTATCGAGGCCAAGGCCAACGGCGGCAAGACCACCGCACTACAAGACAAAAACTTCCGTGACATTGCAACCGCTGGGGGCATAACATTCGTCATAAACGAAGACAACATATCGGGCCTTATGGGCTACATCAAACTTATCAAGGAAAATCTATGAGCGAACTATCAGCAGGTGTACGTGCACTACTAGGCCGTATGGAATCCAACCCCGAAGAGTTCTACGGGGACGCTAGTAAATGGGGCTTCATGTTTGCCCCCAACTTCCGCGATGTGATGACCGAGCCTGAAAAGGGCGCGTTGCACGAGGCATTGAAAGGGGTACGGCGTAAGGAGTTCGACGAGCTTGTCATGCGCAGGATGCTGCGGGACACCGAGGAAGAAACGATGAAACAGGCGAGGTCTAGCGGGGCTATGAGTAGGGGGCAGTTGACCACGGCAATAGGCACTAGCCTCAACGAGGCGTTTGGTCAAGCGTACTTAGGGAACAGCCAGCAGCAACAAAACTCCCTCGGGCAAGGCTTGCTTGGCAGCGGAAGCACCAACTACAACCCCGCACTCAACACCCAAAACCCGTACAAATGAACATCATCACGATTGACTTTGAGACGTACTACTCAGCGGAATATGGGCTGAAGAAGCACACCACTGAGGAGTACATACGGCACGCACAGTTCGAGGTTATCGGTGTTGCAGTACAGGTAAACGATGGTGAGCCCGAGTGGTTCACCGGAAGCATGATGGAGACCGCGCAGTTTTTGTCGGGGTACGACTGGAGGAACTCTCTTGCACTAGCCCATAACGCTGTGTTCGATGGGTTCATCATGTCGGAACACTTCGGTATCAAGCCCAAGGGGTGGCTGGACACGTTAAGCATGGGCCGTGCGTTGCATGGAACAGAGGTAGGCGGCAGCTTGGCTGTGCTCTCAAACCACTATGGCCTCGGCGTTAAAGGTACTGAGGTAGTCAATGCCTTGGGGCTACGCCGTGAAGCGTTCCCTGCCGACCAGCTTGCACGGTACGGTGACTATTGCAAGAACGATGTGACCCTGACATGGGCGTTGTTCAATGCGATGAGCGGGAACTTCCCGCCGACTGAGTTGCGACTCATTGACCTGACCATCAAGATGTTCACCGAGCCGGTGTTGTGGTTGGACGTGGTGGTGTTGGCAGAGCACTTGGGTAGGGTTAAAGCCACTAAAACCCAGTTGCTGGGTGCACTCGACAAAGATACCCTAATGAGCAACCCGAAGTTTGCCGAGTTGCTGCGGGTACATAACGTAGTTCCACCGATGAAGAAGAGCCCCACCACGGGTAAGCAGACGTATGCGTTCTCCAAAACCGACGAGGAGTTCAAGGCGTTACTTGAGCACGATAACACTTACGTACAAACGCTTGTGGCTGCGCGGTTAGGTACGAAGTCCACCATTGAGGAGACCCGCACCGAGCGGTTCATTGGGATTGCTAACCGAGGCGCATTGCCTGTACCCCTACGCTACTACGCAGCACACACGGGGCGTTGGGGCGGCGATGACAAGGTGAACCTACAGAACCTACCACGCGCATCAACATTGAAGTACGCCATGATTGCCCCTGCGGGTTACGTGATACTAGACTCAGACTCCTCTCAGATTGAGGCGCGGACGTTGGCATGGCTGGCGGGGCAGAACGACTTAGTGCAAGCGTTTGAGGACGGTGAGGATGTCTACAAAATAATGGCCTCGGCTATCTACGGAAAGCCCGAGAGCGAAATCACCAAAGAAGAACGGTTCGTGGGTAAGACCACCATCCTTGGTGCGGGGTACGGCATGGGCGCAGCTAAGTTCCAAGCCCAACTCAAGAACTTCGGCGTTGAAATTTCCTTGGATGAAGCTAAGCGCATCATCGACACGTACCGCCTGACGTACCCAAAGATTGTGGAGCTATGGAAAGACGCAGGGGTTGCGCTCAAGGCCATACTACAGAAGCAGCAAACGTCTCTAGGACGCGGTGGTCTTCTATCCGTTCAAGGCGACAACGGTATTATTCTTCCCAATAGTTTGCGCCTAAAGTATCCGAACTTACGCCTACACGAGAACGAGGAAGGCAAGGCCGAAATTGTCTACGACACCAAGAAGGGCAAGGCCACTATCCCCAACCGAATCTACGGCGGCAAGGTCATCGAGAACGTGTGCCAAGCCCTAGCCCGTATCATCATCGGAGAGCAGATGCTGATGATCGCCAAGAAGTACCGTGTGGTGATGACCGTCCATGACGCTATTGCCATCGTCGTGCCTAAAGCCGAGGCTGAAGTTGCGAAAGAGTACGTTGAACTATGTATGCGCCTACGTCCCCAGTGGGCGCTTGAATTACCTTTGAACTGTGAGGCTGGATATGGAACAAGCTATGGCGACTGCTGAGATTATTGACTACGCTAAACCCTGCATGGATGCAGAGAAGGCATTGAAAGACGCACACGATGCTGTGCTGAACGGGAAATTTGACGAGGCCATGACCCACACTATGGATGCGGTCATCTGTGCACGACTTATGTACGGCACACTGCGGCACATGAAGGAACAGAATGAGAAAACCGTATGAGCACAAAGCCCCGCTTGTTCGCAAATTATTACGAGCAAGCATAGAGGGCTTGACAGCGCAAGACATAAGCACTCGGCTGGACACGGACGAGCGTCACATCTATAGAGTGCTGAACAAAATGCCCGACGCATACATTGCGGGTTGGACTGAGGGTAAATACGTAGCTGCAAAATGGCGTGTAGCGTATGTCCCGCCCCACTGCCCGTCCCCACTAAAGAAAGACAAAACAAAGCGAGTAAAAGCAAAATGAGAAAACTATTTAGAAACTTTATCCGGTGGGTGATGCGGGAAGAGGAGGGTGAGCGTTCACGCCCCCTCTTGGGCTTAGTAGACAATTCCGACCACGACTCACGGGCAAAATTTAGGATTGGTGTAGTGCTCGCCGCGAACGGGCGGCTGCTGGAGACATCCACGTACAAGCACAACCCTAACGGTCCCGATTGGACAAACGAGCTATTCATCGTCCCCGACGACCAAACCCTTGCGCAGTCAATCACCACCATCCTGACCCTCAAAGGGCTCAACCAATGAAACCCATAGTCTGGTCATTCAGCAGCTTAAAGACGTTCCAACAATGTCCGAAGAAGTACTACCACACCAAGATAGCCAAGGAC